ACTCTATGCTAGAAACATATTAATCTTAGATGATATCAATGATACTGGTAAAACATTCAAGGCTATCGTAGAAGATTGGCAAGGTGGGTGCGTACCTAATTCAGATAATTGGAACTATGTATGGCATAACAATGTCAAGTTCGCTGTATTGATTCACAATGAAGCAAGCGATTTCAATAGTGACTATGTTGGAAAATACATCAATAAGGTTGAAAATCCTGAATGGTGTGTGTTTCCTTGGGAAAACTGGTGGTGAGCGAAGACAGCCCTAGATATGAGGCAAGATCGTTTGATAGTACAGTAAACGACTGGCATAGGGCTAAGATTAAGATTGAGTCACCCGAGAAGTTAGATGAGGTGACTACATGGTTGTTAGACAACATAGATGGTTGGAATAAACACGCAGATTGGAGACTGATCGAAGGTGGATACCTCGATCTTAGATTTAGATACGAGAGGCACTACCAATGGTTCATCCTTCGATGGTATTAAAGATTAAAGAGATTGACAAAAGATTCACCGGAGGTGACAAGTTCTCTTACTGTGTCGATTTTAATTACAAAGACGGCAATCTATTCATAGAGCGTAGGAACTGGTGTTGGGAAACATGGGGACCTAGTTGCGAATATAAATTTGTCAGGGGAACTAATCCTGAATGGTGCTGGATCAGTGACAATTATAGGAATAGATTATACTTCAAGGGAACAGCAGAGATCAACTGGTATAAACTGAGATGGGAATGATGTATATACCAAAAAGATTAAAGTGGAATAGCCTCACAGAGTTCAAGCAATTCTTGGAGCGTGAAACCACTGAAAAAATAGCGGTTTTTGAAGGTTGGCGATTGGTCACAGAGACCACTGAATATGGAATAGTTGATGGTGTATTAAAATATCATGAGGTGAAGCGTGAAAGTAAAAGCATTAAGGGACGATCTAATGGTACAGCAACAGATAAAGAACGAATGGGAACACATGGTCGGAGTGATCATGTTAAACCAAACGGGAAGAAAGCCAGTAAAGTATGTTCTACCAAAGTTCCTAAAAAAGTTTCCAAACCCAAGAAGTCTCCTAAATAGTACACCCGAACAAGTAATCGATATCATCAAGCCCCTCGGTATGTATAATATCAGGGAAAAAAGGTTGCGCGGTATGAGCCGCGATTACTTGACTTGGGATAAACAAAATGCTAATATGTTGTATGGTATTGGTAAATACGGTAGTGACAGTTATGAGATTTTCTTTAAACAGAATTATAATGTACAACCAACTGATAAAGAATTAATAAGGTACCTTAATGAACTCAATCAAAGTAAGCGAACTGTTTTATAGTATACAAGGTGAAGGCCGTTACATGGGTGTGCCTAGCGTGTTTCTACGCACATTCGGTTGTAATTTCACATGTGATGGCTTCAACATGCCTCGAGGAGAAAAGACAAATGAGCGTCATTCCATCAATGCAAAATTATATAAATCTTATAAAGATTTACCCCTGGTTACTACAGGTTGCGATAGTTATGCTAGTTGGGATCCTAAGTTTAAGCATCTTAGTCCCGTTCTTAAAATCGACAGTATCGCACAAGCAATAGTTGACACATTGCCACATAAAGAGTGGCGAGACGAACACTTAGTCATCACAGGTGGCGAACCACTATTAGGATGGCAGAAAGCATATCCTAAACTACTCAGTCATACATTGATGAAGAATCTCAAAGAGATCACATTTGAGACTAACGGTACACAAAAACTAGGCACAGAGTTAGTAGACTATCTATATGACTGGGCTGAGGGTGATCCATTCAGCACACGCAGTTATGAAAGCATCACATTCTCAGTTAGCGCAAAACTACCTGCAAGCGGCGAGAAGTGGGAAGAAGCCATCATACCTGAAAATATCTTACAATATCAAGAATCAGGTCATGTCTATCTAAAATTTGTAGTAGCAACTGAAAAGGATATCGAGGATGCAGAAAGAGCAGACGAAGAGTTTAGAAGAGCGGGGTTTAGGGGCAATACTTATATTATGCCTGTTGGTGGCGTTGATAGTGTTTATAATCTAAACGCAAAGAATGTAGCACTTGCTGCTATGAAGCGCGGCTGGCGTTATAGCGATAGATTGCAAGTACCGTTGTTTAAAAATGAGTGGGGTACTTGATGCCGTTTTATCGTAACGATAGAGTAGACAGTTGGGATCATTTTGATCGTCACAGTATAGGTACTACATTACGATTTGTTTGGCTTCCCGAGCGATGCTATCTATCTAATAAATTCTTATGGTTGAAATTTGCATATAGACGAGTGGCTATGTGGACGGGCCCGGGCGATCCTGTATTTGAATATCGCTGGTATCATAAAGATGAATACCTTGTGGGTAAATTAAAGGGGAATGTATGAGAATTTATGATAAACGCATAGGTTTCATAGTTAGTTATCAGACATTGATACCTCATGGCGGTATAGGGCAGTTTGCTAAGAGTTTCTGTGAACTCATGGATCAACACAATATCAAAGTAGATATCATCACAGATAAAGAAATAAAAGACAATGAATTTGCTAAGTCTTTGAAAGCAAATATTATAGCCCCATTACAGCCATTGCCATACACTGATCATAACAATATCTTTATGTATGGTGACACATATTGTTATGAAAGAATGGCTAACTTTAGAAATGCCATCGTTGAAGCACTAGAACATAACCTTTATGATGCGTTTATCTGTAATACTTACGAAAGTGTGCAAGTCGCGGCCACTATGGGCCTCGAGGATGTGATACAGATCATTGCGTATACACACCTTGAAAGCCAGATATTCAAGGATACAAAGAATCCTTTCTTATATTCTACTAATGTCATGATGCGCAAGCAATTAGAGAATGATGGATTGTTTGTAGGTACACAAAGCAAGTTCAATCAAAGCGAGATAGGTGGTTATCATCTTCCTATCCCCGTGACCGAGCCCGATCTATTAAAAGAACATCATAAGAATAGAGAAGGTATTTTATTTGTAGGTCGTTGGGAAGAAGGTAAGAATCCTGAACTGTTCATAGAATTGATTGAACAGACTAAGTTGCCCGCTAAAGTAATGACAAGCCCCAACGGCGTCAAGAAGTTTGAAGATAGGCTAAAAAAGATAGGAGTACCTTACGAGGTCAAAGCAAGCATCATAGGACAAGAAAAAGTAGACTTTATTACTAGTGCTAGAGTTGCATTCAATCCTAGCACAGTAGAGAGTTATGGCATGGCGTTCTATGAGCAGACATTGCAGATACCTACTGTAGCATTAGAAAATCAGCGTTGGACAAATAATTTTGATAAGAACCATTATTTTGTCTGTAATAAAAAGAACATGGCTAAGGTAGTGAAAGATTTATATGACAAATATCCCACTGCTAAGTCATGGTACGACACAGGTATATTGAAAGAGCAGAATTGGCTTGAAGATCAAGTGTTTCATAAATGGAATGATTGTTTCAAGGACTTCAAAGGTAAACAGAGCAATAATAATACTGCACAGATTTGTAACTTCAACACTGTTCAATATAGTGACTACATACACAATTTAAATAGGAAACTTATTTGTATCGATGATGCCCGTAGTGTGTATACTAATAAACATAAGTTTATAGTAATCTATACAGATCACAATACTTACTTGACTAAAGATCCTACTTATGTGCCTGTAGAAGTTGAAGAATCAACAAATTTATTTGAGGGATTATGAAAAAAGTATTAATAACAGGTAGTTCAGGGTATATAGGTTCGCATCTATGTAAGATGCTTAAGGGAAAATATGAGGTTCATGGGTTAGATATCAATGAACCAATCGTGCCCGTAGATAAGTTTTATCAGGTTGATATCAATCGACTGTTCACTATACCAGATCAAACTGATCCATATGATGCTGTGATTCACTTGGCAGCATTGGTCAATGTAGGTATGAGCGAGAAGATGCCCATCATGTACTACATCACTAATGTCAATGGTACTATGAATGTGTTGAATAAGGTTCCTACAAAGAATTTCATTTACGCTAGTACTGGACAGGCTAGCCTATGCATCAATCCATATAGCATCAGCAAACGAGCCAGCGAGGATTGCGTGATAGAATTTTGCACTAAACATAGACCAACAGATTATACTATGTTTAGATTCTATAATGTTATCGGCATGGATGGTATACCTCCAACTAATCCAGATGGATTGATGTCAGCATTGATCAAAGCCAAAGATACAGGAGAGTTTACTGTGTTTGGCAATGACTATCAAACTAAAGATGGTACTTGTATGCGTGACTATGTACATGTCAATGAAATTTGCAACGCACTCATGATGGCTATTGAAGAACCCGCTAATGGTCTTGAGAACCTAGGTCATGGATTTGGTATGAGCGTATTAGACATGGTTAATACTTTTAAGAAAGTAAACAAGGTAGATTTTAAGGTGACTATAGGACCACGCAAGAAAGGTGATCCTGCTGTAAGCGTACTCAACGGTACGAGCAAATATATGAAAGAACTTTATGAGTTCGAGGACTTGCTTAAGATTAGTGAATAAGCAATAAACTGCTTAACACATCGTTACGGTTAGCAGCATCATCGCCATCACCTGGCTTGACAATAACATTCCATTTGCCTTTTGCTTCTGGATCTTTGTCTACAGGCTTCTTCATCATCTCATCATAAGTGATGATTGATTCGGGCTTGAGGCTATACTTGATTGCTATGCGATCCTTGACAGCCTTCTCTGCTTCTGGATTCTTATATTGCCACTTACCTGAAGCATCTTTTTCTAGTGCATCTGCGAATAGTTCTTTAGGAACTACGCGGCTATTCTTAGTCTTAACAAAGTCGATTTTCTTTTCTTGTCCAGTTGCCGCACCTTGGCTGAAGTTCATCTTAAAGTTGTCAGGACGATCTGCCTGTGCTACGCTAGCCATCTTAGTGTATGCGTAGAAATCAACATCGGGATGTTTCTTAGCGACATCATATGCCATCTCTAAGTATTGTGGGCTAAAGAAGTCTCCAGCATCATGCCAACGAATCACTACCTTAGTACCTTTCTTACCGTACTTTTTCTCAGCCTGGTCGATCTCTGAACTTAATTTAGACATGAAGCCTTCTGGATCATTGTACAAGAAATTCAACATTCTTGTTGAACCAAGGCTACTTGCCTTCCATTGTACATAACCACCCTTCATGGCATAGCAGAATGTCTTACATGCACCAGCACCAGGACAAGTATCAATCACTATGAAATCGCCCGTTTCTTCATCAACAGCAAGTCCCTTTAGTGCTGGGAGACCAACATTGAAGAAAATGCTTGATGTGCCGTCGCTATGTTGCATCTTTTCGTTTTGTTTGAGAATCTTACTAGGACGCTCAGAAAATGTCTTGCGAAGGGCATCTAGGTCATATTTCTTACCTTCGTCATTGACGATAGGTATGTTGCCGCTGTGTATATATGGGCGCTGGAACTTGTCCTGTTTCTCTTTACTTTTACCGATAATTCTGTCAAGATATGAAGTAAGTTCATCTTTATCAAATTTGCGACTAGTGACACCCGATAATTTGGCTTCTTCAACATCGTCATTGCCCTTTCCTTCGCTATCCACGAATTGATCTAGGCTCATGACTTTGAGATTTTTGCTAAATGGGCTTGCGCCCTCAGTTACCAATTTGATAAGTTTTCTAATATCCATGTTGACATTCTCACAAAATTATAGTAATATTTATCATTATGTCTTTTAACTCAAATATCAAACGCATTGGTTTTGCCTGCAAATGGGCAGAAATCAATAAGAAGGGCGAGATCGCTAGCACAGAGGGCCTCAACACAGGTGGCACGACTTTTGCGTGGGCAAAGCGTCAGAAGTCTGCACAGGTAGTTGAAGACAAGATCATCGATGCAGCGAAACGCAATATCACAAATACGCATAATCTAATCAAGCGTGTAGCAGAATTGCCCCCTTCATTACGCATGGTTCGATTAACTAGCGATATGCTGTCATTCTATACTATGGAAGAGTACAAGTACTTCTGGCAGCGTCAGGATGTGCGTGATAGCCTCGCACGATGGTTCGCTCCATTAGGTGAGACTGCCCGAGCCAACGATGTCCGTGTATCGTTTCATCCCGATCAGTTTGTCGTATTGGCAAGTGATCGACCTGAGGTAGTAAATAAGAGTATAGAGGAGTTCGAATATCATGTGGATATGGCCCGCTGGATGGGGTATGGCTCAAAATTTCAGGATATCAAAATCAATGTCCACATCAGTGGTCGCGCCGGCCCCGAAGGCATCAGGCGGGCCTACCAGCGACTCAGCCCCGAAGCAAGAAACAGCCTCACAATCGAAAACGAAGAAATCAGTTGGGGTCTCGATTCGTGCCTAGAACTTGCCGATCTAGTACCTATCGTGCTAGACATTCATCATCATTGGATCAATACTGGAGAATATATTGAAGCGTTTGATAGCCGTGTTAAAAGGGTTATTGATAGTTGGCGCGGTGTGCGTCCTGCTATGCATTACTCCGTATCTAGGGAGGATGTACTTACTAGCCATCCCGGATACCAGCGCCCCGATCTACGGGCGCTACTAGAGCAAAAACATAACAAGCAAAAGTTACGTGCGCACAGCGACTACTATTGGAACGAAGCCTGCAACAACTGGGCTGAGACACATTGGTCATGGGCTGATATCATGTGCGAGAGCAAGGCTAAAAATCTTGCCAGCTTCAAACTTTACGATACATACATGAATAGATATTCATTTATAGATATTCCTCATGCTTGATAAAATTAAAAAACTTTTGGGAGTGAAAACTAAGGAGCCGAGGCCTCAGCCTCCGAGCGAGGCTGCTCCCAAACCTAAAAAAGAAAGAAAATCTAGGAAAAAGGCATCACTTTCCGATAAGGAACTAGCCGATAAAAATGGTGAGCCATATGTCTCTATCATTAAAGTACATATCGATCCCAACGATATCAACAACGGGGCGTTCGAACTAGATTTTAATCAAAAATTCGTAGTCAATCTCATCAAGCAAGGATATAAGATTAAGCCCGATGATACTGACAACGAGATCGTTGACCGCTGGTTCCAAACCGTATGTCGTAATGTTGCACTAGAAGTCTATGAACAGGAAGTAGCGGATCCCGAAAAACGGGTAAGAAGCGATATCCGTGTAGTACAACAAAAAGATTTGGGCAACGGACGCACCGAAATCAGTTGACATTCGCAATCACATAGTATAATATACGCATATTATACTCTTAAATAGGTGTGCTTGTGAAATACGCTCTAATTGATACTGCTAATACTTTCTTCCGTGCGAGGCACATCGCTAGTCGCAATAGCGATACATGGGAGAAGATCGGTATGGCACTACATCTTACCCTTTCGTCAGTCAATCAGGCTGTACGCAAATATGGCATCGACCATGTTGTATTCTGTCTTGAGGGCCGTAGTTGGCGCAAGGATGTCTATGCTCCATACAAGGCACATCGTAAGGTCGCTGAATCTGTACTCACAGAAGCAGAGGCTGAAGAAAATAAGATGTTCTGGGAAACATATGATATGTTTACCACTTTCCTTCGTGAGAAAACTAATGTTTCTGTGTTGCGCCATGAACGGGCCGAGGCAGATGACCTTATCGCAAGATTCATCTATCTGCATCCCAACGATGAACATGTAATCATCAGCAGCGACACGGACTACATTCAATTGATCGCAAACAATGTCAAACAGTACAATGGCGTTGCAAATCAATTGATCACCCTTGAAGGTTATTTTGATGACAAGGGTAAGCCCGTCAAAGATAAGAAGACGGGTGAACATAAGAAACTTGATGATCCGCAATTCGTTCTCTTTGAGAAGATCATGCGCGGTGACGCAGGTGACAATGTGTTTAGCGCATATCCTGGTGTTCGCACTAAGGGTTCTAAGAACAAAGTTGGTCTTATCGAAGCATATGCCGACCGCAACAAGCAAGGCTTTAATTGGAATAACATGATGCTACAGCGTTGGGTTGATCACGAAGGTGTTGAGCATCGTGTGCGTGAAGACTATGAACGCAATAAATTGTTGATCGATCTTACTGCACAGCCTGACGAAATAAAGGATAAGGTAGATGCTTGCATCGCCTCAGGTGTGCGTAGGACGGTTACTCCGCAAGTCGGAGTACACTTCATGAAGTTTTGCGGCAAGTATGAATTGCAGAAGATTAGTGACCAGGCTGACAGTTATGCTAAGTGGTTGAACAATCCTTATACAGGTGATCTATGTCCTACAGCGTGAAACCTAGTGAAGTAAAAACATTAATGCCCGGTGATGGGGGCTTTAAGTTTACTAGTAATTTAGTGGAGTACCCACGTGCCGCCATTGTTATTACAGAAGATTGTCCTGATAATCTAAAATCACAAATTTGGATTTATCAGCGTAAGGGTTATATCAAACCTGTGGCATATGTTCCTACAAAAGAATTAGTATGGGAAGAACTTGTTAAATGAGTCTATCGTTTTTTACTATAGATGATGTTTACGATGATCCTGATAATATCAGAGATATAGCATTGAATGCAGAATATAATCTTCCAGGTGCGGATATCAAGATGAATGTTTTGGCAAATGGAAACTGGCCGGGCATCACTAGTTTAGATGTGTTTAAAAATAATAAGATTGATGGTGTAATTAGCAGGATATTGGGTTTGCCTGTAAGGCAAATTTACAACAGCGGCAAGTTTAGATTATCATTTGATAATGATATGCCTAAAAGTCCATTGCATATCGATGAAGTCAATGATGGGGTTTTTGCAGGAGTTCTATATTTAAATAAACTTCCATCTGATACTGTAGGTACAATATTATACAAACATAAAAAGACGGGCGCAATATCAGCAAACAAAACAGATCATATTAAAATATACAACGATGGAGATATGACTAATATAGATTGTTGGGATGTAGATATATTAAGTTATATAAGATACAACAGACTAATCGTATACCCTGCTAATCGATATCACGGTGCAGGACCTTCGTTTGGTCTTAGTAAAGAAACTGCTAGATTAGTTCAATTATTTTTATGGCAGGTGATTAAATGAGCGAATTAAACAAAGATATGTTATGCAAGGATTGTGTACATGCTTTTGTTCCGTGGTATGACTATATGAGCAAATTATTGACCCCGGGACAACAATGGTATAAGTGTAAGCGCACAGGCAAACAGAGCATAGTAGACTTTAATCCGGTAACGGGCGGTAAGACATTGCCCCCGGATTATAAGAATTGCTACAGCGAACGAGGATATTCAGGGGAGTGCGGCAGGGACGCTAAATACTGGTCCCCGAAGCATAAGCACGACCTATTCAAACTTTTAAAGAGGTAATTATGACGGAACTTATCGCAAAACCAATCATCAAAGACCAATATTGGGTCGTTACTGATGGAGAGAAGAAAGTAGGAAATGTGCAGGCCAATAGCGCAGGTTATGAGGTCATACTCAACGGTAGCATATTACAGTTCAATAACACTGGCGATATCAGAAAACAGACTAAGATCAGTTTCCAGCCTATGAAATCGAACAACACAAGGATCAAGATGCCCTATCCGGAATATCCTGCTCCTAATAAGACTTATAACGATATGTTCGATATCAAGCGTAAATTGCATATCTTTACGAAAACTACCAAGAGCAAGTGCTATCATGTAGCGGGTTGGTTCAATATCGATCAAAATGGACAAAAGCAGACGATTTTCTGCCCAAAATACATTTTTATTCAGCGTTATCCTTATAATGGCCCATATAAGTCTGAGGATGAAGCAAATAGTCATATAAATAACTAAGATGATCCATATTAAAAAGTTCTTAGATAAGGTATCACATTTAGACAGTAAGAAAGCAAAAGATTTGGTTTTACCCATGCAAGATGCGCGTGGGCTAAGGGACGAGATCGCTAAGTTACTTACTGACCTACATGAGATCAATACTAAGAACAACGATAAAGAAGAGGTCATCAAAGTTGAGATAACAGGCGGCAAATTTAAATGAGCAGAACACAGCCAAAAGTCATATTAGAACATGTCGATAAAGACACATATAAGTGCGACCAGATCGTTGAAGCAAGTGGCATTTGGGCTGTGTTTTATGACGGGCAACCTATCAATCTCAAGAGCCAGCATTACTTAGCCAATGAGGCTGCACCTAAGTACAAGAAAACAAGTTTTAGCAATCCTGGTCATGCTAGAAATTTATGTCGTAAACTAAACAGCCTGTTCAAGACAGACAAGTTCACAGTTCATTTCTTGAACCAGGGTAGACAAGTTTACCCTGATGAACAATAAACAAAAACTCACTGCCACTATTTTCGAAAACATTCCTGACGAGATTAATCCATGGCGTGATAAAACATTGGATTCATTAGTGAGCGATTGGTGGATGACTAAACGAGCATCGTCTTGCTATAGATTAAGCGACACGGGTAACCGTGCTTTTCAGTTAGCCGAGATTCAAGGTTATGAGTTTGCTTTAAAAATAACTGAGAGAGATCAGTATACAAGTCTTTTTAAAAGGGGCCTGTTGAGTAAAAAAATCAACTGCCCCTATTTTATTGGTTTAAAAAATCAAAGTGTGAGTTCTGCATATATAATTGTGTATGACAGCAGGGTAGCCATGATGATCACATTATATGGCAACATACTAGAATATCTAAAATTAAAATGAAACAACCTATCACTTCAATCGACATACAGGGATTTAAGCAACTCAATATCCCCAGTGATTTACAATCACATCTCACTACTCACGCATATCTTTATCTACAACCAAATGGTTGGTTCAATGATTTTCCTGAAG